CGAACCGGAAGTGGCATCACCACCTGCGGCCTTACCTTTGCGACCCTTCATTGGAATCTCCTACGGATTACGGGGTGTTGATAGCTTGAGCGTATGCAACGACAAGCGTGCCAACACCAGAACCAGTGGATGCTGGCTTGATAAAGATACGCACATCGCTTGAGCCGGTGTCCCTCCAAAGAAGGGCGTTGGCCCCAGTTGTTGGCGGGAAAGCAATGTTGCCGACACTGGTGATCGTCGCACCGGTTCCAACAAGCTCAGTCGCGGTCGCGCTTGTGCCGACCGTAAAAGTGCCCGTCCAGCCAGTGGAGACAATCAGGTTGATGGCCGTGATCGTGCTGTATGCCGGAATGACAATGTTTGTCGAAACGGCGGTCGTTACGGTCCCAGACTGCACCAGAGCACTTGTCTGGGCAACAATGACCGTACCAACATCAGCGACATCCTGCCCGACCGTAGTGCCCGACGTATTAAGAATCGGACCACTAATGAGCGGTCCAGTAAAATGAGATGCACCCATTGGGCACTCCTTTTTTTATGGCCAATCATTAAGAGGGGAACGAACCGAAGATGGAACGCCAGTTGTAGTACCCAAACGAGTACCGCTCGTAGCCCTTCACCAGCAGGTTGTCCGTGACGAAATCAACCTGCATATCCGTCTCGAACTTGATGCGCTCCATGTAAGAGAGACCATCGATGTTCGTGAGCAGGAACCACGCAGAGGTAGACGTGAGGTAATCCGAGACCATGTAGCTCTCGGACAGACCACCCGCGGTGCTCTGAATTGCGTTCACGTCGTTGTCTGCGGTGCCCGGACGCAGTTCCGTCTTGAGAAGACGGATCGCGACAGGCTCAAGAGCCGGCGGGACGATGAGCTTGCGAGCGCGCGCAAACACCTTCAGGCCAGCCTGATCCTTGAAGTTGGTACGAATGGCGATCATCGCGTTGAGCAGGGTGCTCTCGTTCAGATCGTTCGTGGCATAGTTGGAAATCGTGCCGCCATCAATCGGATGGGACGCGGAAACCAGAGCCACGCCGTCGCCGCCAATCGACGCGTTATACGTCGTTGACGTGTTCAGGACGTTCGCGCCGTAGATTTCCTTGGTCTGATTGAAGCTCTCAATCAGGCCGAGGTTCGACGGATGGAACTGGGTCTTGTAGAGGTTGTCATCGATGGCTTTGCGCGTGATGGCATAACCAAGAGCCAGCTCAGTGTGCTCCTGATTGTACACATAACGCTCGCCAGCGTTGTTGTCGAAGGCGGTCTGACCACCCTCAGTCTTCAACTGAGCGAGGCCGAGATACCGCATTTCAGCGGTACGCTCGAGAGCCATCTTCGAGTCGTGCTTCGTGAAGATCTTGTCGTACTGAGACGGGATCTGCTCGTACTTGCCTTCAATTCCGCGGAGGCCGGGGAGGAGAAGGTCTTTAATAGCCGAAAGATTGACAGCCATTGGTCCTTACTCCTTTAGATGCCGGTCTGGTTCTTGGTCGTGACGTTGTTGAACGCCACAATGATGCGGTTGTACGCACCAGCCTCAGTGCCAGCCGAACCCGGAGGATCGGTGACAAGGCCCACAACGCGGAAGGGAAGGGTGGTCGTCACGGCGGCGGTCGTAACGTCAGCGAACGCACCCGACAGGCCGTTGGCGGTGTTGCCGGAGCCAATGTCGAAGCCAATGTTCAAATTGACGGTGGACTGCGTAGCGCCAGTCGAGCCAGTCTGCACGACGAACTTAGCATTCGGGTCGTTGATGATGTAGCCAATGACCGTCTGGGACGAGGCGACATCTGAGCCGGGCCAGTAGTTCGACCACACGGTGCGCTTCTGCGAAACCGAGAGGTACTGACAGCCGACGAAGACGCCCGCGATGCCGGCGGCGGCAATGGTGCCGTCGCTGCGGATGACCTGACCGTTAGCGTCGGGCTCCACAGGGTCGCCATAATAAATGGCCGAAGCGTTGTAAGCGATCTGAACAGCGACCTGCTCATACGTCGGGGCAGAGCCGTTGCCGCTGTACTGAGAAAAACCGAAAGGCGCATTGGTATTCGCCATGACGGTGCCTCCTTTT